GTTGCTCGAAAGAGTCGCTGATAGTAGCCCCCACCCGGGGGCGCACACTGATGCAGTGCACCAGAGTGGCTATCATAATTTAATAGCTCCATAGGAGAACCATGGCAGGTTACTACACACAGAGACGTAAGTCTCCGTGCACTTTGGATATATCGAACACGACCTATAACCCTAATGGGACGGTCTTGGTCGATACCAAAGAAGTATTAACCTATATTCAGGAGACGCAGTCCTATAGGACTTCGCCAGGCCCGGGATCGACTCAGACTGCTGCTGACATTCTTGCCAACAGTAAGTATGGGTCAATGTCCGTTTTGGACAATGGTCACGAATTTAGCACTCATAATATTGAGGTGTTCGGAGTAAATCCCGAGCGCCGCCAGTATGTGAGTCCAGCTAACTATCGTATTATGTCGCCGCTGATATTAAACTCAGTAGCGACTGACTATCGTGCCTTCGCAGGTAGCCCTCCTTCTCCATGGGACGTTACAACTCGTAACGCCCTCGGGAATAAGGCTATAGCGCAGACACAACCCGTTAAGCCCTTCTTCTCTCTTGCGAATTTTCTCGGGGAGTTTGCGAGGGACGGTTTACCGTCTATCTCGATGGCTTCCTACACATTGTTGATGAAAGATAAATCCGAACTGTTCAAACGAGCAGGCGGTGAATATCTTAATCTTCAATTTGCATGGACCCCTTTTATTAGGGATCTTGAGAAAATGCTCCACGTAGTATCGGACAGTTACCAAGTAATTGAACAATACAAGCGTGATAGCGGCAAGGTTGTTAGAAGATCCTTCAGGTTTCCCTTGAATGACGTCACAACGATTAATTATCGTAGTAACGCCGCTGACACGACACCATTAACTGGTTTCAGTCAGGGTCTTGGGACGCCTTATTTTAGGTCAAGTACCTCTACCACCCGAAGAGTAGTCGAAAACGTCTACTTTAGAGGTGCGTACTCGTATTATATTCCAACTGATCCTACTTTTGTAGGGCAGGCAAAATATTATGCGTCCCTAGCAGATCATCTGCTTGGGATCCAGCTCACGCCGGATGTACTTTGGAACTTGGCGCCATGGTCTTGGTTGGCAGACTGGTTCGTTAACATTGGAGATAATATCTCTGTTGCTAGCGCTTTCCAGAAAGACAACTTGGTTCTACGGTATGGGTATCTGATGCAGAAATTAACTGACACCAGGACCTCTACCACCTCGGATATACGTGAAAACAGGACAGGCTTTAAATATGTCTTTCCTGGATTTACGCAAGTCGTTAGACGCACGTCCAAAAGACGTGTCCGAGCAGAACCCTATGGATTCGGCTTCAACACCGAAGCACTGAGTCAAACTCAGTGGGCTATCTTGGCTGCCCTCGGCCTATCAGGCGGAGGGGAGCCGGAGTGGGGTCGGTCTCGCAAGAGATAAACCTTAGCTCATCCATATAATTTAATATTAATTTAATAATAATTAAATATAGACAATTTAATATAATTGTCCATGAAGGAGTATTGCCATGGCTTTCGCCGATCCTCAGTCAATCACCATTTCCGGAACTGCTGTCTCGCTTCCGCGAGTCAGCTCAGGTGTCAACACTGGAGGTTTTTCCTCCAATGATGGCGCTGTCAAGTTGACTGTTTCCCATCAGTATGGGAAACGAACTCGTCGACAGATTCGGATGGACTTCCAAAAGATTGCTGCTGATCCCCTGACTTCCGCGAATTCGCGGTTCACGGGATCTGTCTACCTTGTGGTAGACCAGCCAATCGTGGGCTATACAGTCACTGAACTTCAGGCTCAGATCGCGGGTTTCCTCGCGTCCCTGACCACGGCTCAGCAGACTAAGCTCCTTGGAGGTGAGAACTGACCTTGGTGCCCATAGAGTCAATTACTCTAGGAGTCATCGTTGTCAGTTTTCTGATCGCTAGCCCCTTTGTTGCGGTACTTGTATCGCGCTCGGGAGCTAGAGGAAGTCGTAAGCACTAAGCTTACGGTGACCTCACTCGGTGCAGCTATGGCTAGGATACTTCCAGCCCCTAATTAAAGGAGCGAAAGTTGAAAAGCCTACTGCTACTCTTTCAAGATATCCTCTTTGAAATAGAGGATAGATGTCACACACGAAGTGCCCTTCGTGACCTAAAAACGGTCACGAAGCGCGTCGAAAATGAAGGGTTGTCGTTTCTCACGATTACCCTACCTACCTTTGCAAAGGACCTCGAAAAAGGTCTCGAGCAAGGGTTTGTGGATCGCAACCTGTTTAGTGGTTTCACTTTTCAGGCAGGTACCCCCCAACTATTTGGAGGTTTCCTCGATCTTATTTTCGACCGTTGTGATGGTAGATTACTGGATAATCCGAATGTTGATGCTATTCGAGGCTTACGTCAGCTAACGCTGATGTTCTCCAAGATCAAGCTGCGGTGCGCCCCCGAAAGGGAGCTCAACGCCATCAGGAAGTATATCCAGTGTGAAGAGGAGGTTCGTGCCAGTGATCGTTCGTTTGAAGCCCACAAGGCTGATTTCGAACGCATTGGCGCCATGCTCTTCAGTCAGGTGTTCACCGAAATAGACCGCGAGGTCTACTATGGAAACATCCGGCCAAAGCATGGCTCCGGCTCCACGGCCGACAGGCTTCGAGGAAACTCGAAGTACCTGCAGGTTGAGTGGACCAGCCGGCTGGAAAAGACGTTTCCCATGTCGGAAAATGTCTTTCATTCGTATTCCGCCTACTTGGCTAAATACGACCAGTTGAGCATCCTCGAACCCGGGGAAGAACGACCTGTAAAGGTCGTACTTGTCCCTAAAACGTTGAAAACCCCACGCGTAATCGCCATGGAGCCGACCTGTATGCAGTATATGCAGCAGGCGCTCCTGGAGACGATCGTGGAGAAGTTGGAGAGGGATGACATCCTTTCCAACCTCATCAGCTGGAAGAGTCAGATCCCAAACCAGGATCTGGCCCTTCTCGGGTCGCAATTCGGCGACCTTGCTACTCTCGATATGAGTGAAGCATCTGACCGGGTTTCCAATCAACATGTACGGAGTCTCTTGCATCGGTTTCCTTCTTTTTTGGAGGGAGTCGACGCTACGAGAAGCCGGAAGGCTGACGTTCCTGGCTTTGGCGTTTTACGCCTAGCCAAGTTCGCGTCTATGGGTTCAGCTTTATGCTTTCCCTTTGAAGCGATGGTCTTTTTGACTGTCATATTCTTGGGGATTGAGCGTAAGCTTAATCTACCTCTCACCCGCAAAACCATTAAAGGTCTAGTGGGTAAGGTACGAGTCTACGGGGACGATATTATTGTCCCCACGGACTTTGTGGATTCCGTGATTGCTACGCTTGAAGATTTTGGTCTTAAAGTTAATAGCAACAAATCTTTCTGGAAAGGCAAATTCCGGGAGAGTTGTGGTAAGGACTACTACAACGGCGACGATGTTTCTGTCGTTCGTCTTCGTAGTTTGTTCCCTACATCACGGAAGGATACATCTGAGATTGTCTCGACTGTGGAGTTCAGGAACCACCTTTATAAGGCGGGATACTGGACAGCAGTCAGACGGTTGGACCAATGGATTGAGGAGTTAATCCCCTTTCCGGCAGTCCTTACTGAATCTCAGGGTTTGGGCCGGTTCAGCTTCCTCGGTCATTCTGAGGAGCGCTGGCACCCCACGTTGCACCATCCTCTTGTCAAGGCTGGTGTGATCAAGGTGAAGTTGCCTAAGTCGGATATTTCTGACGAAGGCAATGCTGCCCTGACCAAGTTCTTCCTTAAACGCGGCGATTTGCCTTTCGCCGACAGGGAGCACTTAGTGTATTCTGGTCGTCCTGTAACGATTGACATCAATTACAGGTGGGTCAGGCCGTTTTAATGGCCTGATGGGGGATAACCACCCCCTGCGGGAGCTCTAGGGCTTCTTCCGAAGCTTCAGAGCTCGGGAGATGCAC